GTCGGATACCAAGCACCGTACACATAGTACAGTCTATACGCACCATGTCGTGATTCATTGTCTTAACTCTATTGTCTAAGTTACTGACTATATTATGAATTGAATCAACATCACCGACGACAGATGCCAGTATAAACTTGATAGATAAGAATACAAAAAAACCACCAATAATAGATATAGCTATTGGAAAACCAACTTCAGCTATTAGTGTAAAAGCTTCGTTCATTAGGAATGCAACGTGGTATTACTAGGAGTATCCCAGCCATCAGTAGCATAAACAGCTTTTTCCATCCTGTTTATTAAACGATTAGCTCTGTTAGGTACTTGTGTTGCCCAACGAGAGTCCGCCATTTCAACAGATGTTTGTTTAAAATCTTTATTATCTAAAGCTTTTTTCATATTTTTAAACTTACTTAACCTGGTGTAGCCCATGTTAAACATCATATTAGCTAGTATACGCTGAACATCTTCAGGATATTCGTCAAAGTCTTCATACAACTTTTTACAATCGCCAATAACTATTTGAATATCTTCTTCAAAACAATCTTGTACTCTTAACTTATCCACAGAAGTACCCACAGCTTGTCCATGCTCAGGATCAGACTCTTTTATTAAATGACCTATACCAAAAGTAGGATACCCTAAATGATCTAAATAGATTTCAAATACACATCCTTCATCTTCTGTCAGTTCTTCACGCAGTTTATCTATATTCATATTACTTCTTTGCAGCAGCTTTCTTTTTGGTTGCAGGTTTTTTAGCTTTAGAAACCGCTTCAACCACTCTAGTAGCCATTGGTTTAGGTTTTTTAGGAACATGCTCATAAATAAGAAGCCCAATTAACCCGATAAATATAAGTTCTAAAATACTCATTAGTTTTTATTGGGAGGCAACATTTTTGCCTTTCCTACATTTAAAGCAAGTAACTCAATTGCTTTGTAAAACTTACCTAAAATCTCATCGTCTTTTGGAGTATCCGTTACCGCAGCAATAAAACTTGCGGCGCAAACAATAGTAGTTACAATGCTTATAAGATTAGTTATCCACTCAAACATTAATCTTCTCCTTTATCATAGTCCCGATAGAACTTTACAATATTTAATATATTTTTAGTATACCTTTTAATTTCCGCCATGTTCATAGCTAAATTTTCATATTGTTTAGTAGTCAACGCATAATAAGGTTTACGCGGCGCTTTGTTTTCATCAATCAAACCAAGGTAAGTTACCATAGTTTCAGGAGTCATTACCTCAAACTGCACATCCGTTAACTGCATTTCCATTGGCAGTGGCGGATGATACATTGGAGGTCGTTCTGCAATAGTTTTTACTTCTACTTGTTTAGTATTGGGCATCATTGAACACCCACTAATCAATAAAAAACTAACCGCGAATGTCAATTTTCGCATTTGGTACCTCTATTTTAGGGCTCTGTGGTGCTGTAGTTTCTTTTTGCGGGGGGCTAACCTCGTCTAATTCAACGTCAGGAGCATCAAATTGACCCGGATCTGTTATTTTTATAAGGGATTCTTTAACTTTGCGAGTTCCGTTGTTGACTCGTGATTCAATAAGTTTAGGCTTAGCCAGTGCCAAACTGTTCATATCATGCTTAGAAAACTTGTCTCTAAGACTATTAAACTCTCGTAATGCTGCATTTTTTTCTGCTTCTAAACTAGTAAGCTGAAAGTTAATCTGTTCTTGTTTTTCTAAATAAGCATCAATAGAGTCATTCTGTTCTTCTATTTGATTTTCTAATATGACTTGGTTGCCTTTAAGCACAGCCATTTGATTATTAAGATACTTAATATACGAAGCAGAGCCCGCTAGCGACGCTAGTAATAATGCACCCAGTATAATTGCAAGCTTAAATCCCATTACTTTTTCCTATAACGTCTGGTTTTCTTTGCTATCTTCTTAGGCTGTTTACTGTGTTGTTTACCTTTTTTAGTATCTTCTCGTTTCTTTCTAGTTGTGGCTGCATATTCTTTTGAACTTAAACGCTTAATTGCTTTTTCTGGCAAATACCGTTCTCCTGTATCTGCTGATTTTTTACCAGATTTAGTACGCCATTTTTGTTTAGTCCATTTTTTAAGACTCTTTTGACTCTTCGCAAGCGCCATTATTTTCCAACTTTCTTCATAGCAGCTTTATGAGCTGCAGTAAATGTTTTACCAGAACGCATTGCTTTTCTCATTTCGGTCATATGTTTAGCGCTATGATGAACACTATGTCTTTTTAATAAGCCTTTTTGTCTTTCCGTTATTTGTTTTTTCATCGATATCCCCCGCCTGCGGCTTTGTATTGTTTAGCTAACATTTGTGCTTTTCGCGCTGACCATTGACCGGGTTTACCGCCTTTGCCTCCAGCTTTAATCTTATTAAACAGATTCTTTCTCATTGTAGGTTTAGTATAGTTACCAGCTTGGTTTACTTTAGACTTTGTTTTTTTCTTTATTGCCATTAGTAATCACCCCAAACTTTTACTTTAGTACCCCCCCAGTACTCTACAGCTAGTCCCGCATCAATTAACTTTTGATTAAGTGAGTTGCCCTCTTTATCCCAGAGAACCCCTAGTATTCGACCATACTTACCTCGACCTTGTGACTCTAGCACAAACCCATCTTGAGTAAGTTCTTGTAATAATTCTTTAGCCTGTAGCCCTAGTTTCTTTTCGGCTAAGTCGCGTGTACGTGATTCAGGAGTATCGATGCCAACTAATCGTACCCGTTGTTTAGACAGTACAATTTTAAACCCTAAGTCTATATTTACATCTACTGTATCTCCGTCGACTACTCGATCTAAAGTACAGTTATACACAAAGGGCTTGGTCATGCGTGACTCCTATTTCTTTTTAGGTTTATTCCTCTTAACCGTATGATTAGAATTACGAGAGAAACTCCTGTTTTTACTAGGTTTTACTAATCTTAAATTAGATCGCTTATTAGTTCCACCTTTAGATAAAGGTTTTTTATGGTCAATATCTTTACCTTTACGGTTTACTTTAGCTTTGTCTAGTTTATAACGAGCTCGCTCCCTGGCGTTGCGGCGTTCTTGTTCTTTTTTACCCCTAGCTTTTTGCTGTTTGTATTCTTTTTTATAGGGTCTTGGTTTGTTTACGTAAGGCATGATTATTAACTCGGTTTAGTAGGCCAGGTTATATTAAATGGATCAGACTGAGTAGTTATATCTCTTAATGCCTGCCTATACGTCTGCCATCTAGTAGTCATAGCAACGTCTGACAGCCCCATCCAATCTGTTTCTGCTAATAATTTATTGCGTTCTTCCCTAACTATACCCCATTGAATCTCTGCAGTCTTAGTAGAAACCCATTTGTTTTGGGCGTAATCCCAGTCCATATAGAACTCTGGCGGAAATATAGGCTGATTTGTGTCGGTAATAGTACCATCAGTGTAAATATGTCTTGTGTCTCTTATAAGTCCAGTTATATCAGAATCTACTTCAATCCAAGGAGACGCTGCACTAGGGGCTCTTTGCACTTGTGTAATTACGTTATTATCAAGCAAAATATAGTTTTTCAACGTTTTGCCCCCAACATAACAAGGTTAATTATATAAGTTGAGGTTTTTGAACCACTAGTTTTTATTCGTACATCGTACGTTATTGAACCATTTTGTTGTGTTGTAAACGCAAATAACGATTGACTGCCGCCGCTGCCGCTATAAGTATAATTAAGTTCGCTTAAAACAGACCCGCCTTTGTGCAATCCAATGGTGCCTGTGCCTACGCTACTATCTGCGGGTGCATGTTGCACACTGACCATAGCTATAACACCGCCAGTAGCACCCGAAGCAAGCCCTGAAAACGTAAAACTAGTAGATACAATAGCGCTACTATAACTGCTACTAGTTGCAAGATTAGATGAAGTAGCTGTTGCAAACTGAGGTACAGTTACTGCATTACCCCCAATTGATAAAGTATTTACTGCTGCTGCGCCTATTTTAGCTGTAGTTATCGCAGCATTTTCTATTTTAGCTTCAGATATTGCAGCATCCGCTATTTTAGCTCTAGATATTGCTGCAGTTGCTATATTAGCTTCTACTATTGCTGCATCTGCTACTATGGCTTTATCAGCAGTAATAGCTCCTGCTGCTAATACATTAGTTGTTACTGAATTAGTAGCAAGCTTTGGAGTAGTAATAGCATCATCTGAAATCATTGTAGTGGTAATAGCATTAACATCTGTAGCTGCAACAGCTACTCCACTAGTTGCATTAAATGGGCCTTTTATACTATCTGTAGATACATACCTAACCCAGTAATAGTAAGTA